GAAACAGCCGTTGACGTGATGACAACCAAGCAGCGCGCAAAGGGGCGAACTAAGAGTGCATCGTAGTCAGATATGCCGCCAAATTTTGCGGCCAATGATTTTGGAGACAATGGATTTGTGAACACCAAATTCCAAACCGAGGGCGCATTGGGTGATTCCTCCAGATGCATAGCGTTGACGAATTTCGTTTACTTTGCTCTCCGTCAATTTAGCGGTATGAAATGTTTCGCCGTGTGCATGACGTTTTTTTTGGACGGCATCACGAATGTTGTCAATTCTAGTCCCCAAAAAGAGATGGTTCGGGTTTACGCAGGCACGATTATCGCAGCGATGGCAAACAAATGCGTTTTCATCTATTGCACCATTATGTATTTCGTAACTAATTCGATGGGCGCGCCGTGGTTTGTTGTCAATATTAATTACTCCATAGCCGTTACGTTGCTTGTGTCCTTGCCACTCCCAACATTGTTCAGGGCTGCGCTTATCCACCTTTTCCCAAAAGCGTTCAGCGATAGGGCGTTTGTACATATGGCGAAAAATATAACGATAGGGCTGGCCTTTGATCTTGCCTTGCGAGGCATCGGTTTGCTCCATGATTTTCGTTTTTTGGCCGCAACCACAATGGCAGTAGCCATACGGTATGGACTTGGTATCGCTCATCAAAGAATCCTTTCGTTGCAAAATAACGAAGTTGTCTTCGCTCATTATATCACGGATTGAGGGAATATGCACGCCGAAAGTTATGCCCTAATGGATGAAATGCTAGGACGATGCCAAAAGCGCGGGCAGACGGTTTTGGACGTTGGTAGCTATAACGTCAACGGCACGTTTAAGCCGCTGATTGAACAGCGCGCTTGGCAGTATACGGGACTGGATCAGGTAGCGGGACCAAATGTAGACGTAGTTGCCCTAACGCCCTTCAACTTCCAGTTTGCCGATGACACGTTTGACGTGGTTATTTCAGGGTCAACAATGGAGCATGTAACGGCGATTTGGCTGTGGATTCCTGAACTTGTACGCGTGCTAAAGCCTGGCGGATTCCTCGCCATACACACCCACTGGCAATTCATGGAACACCGTTACCCTGTGGACTGTTGGCGCATTATGCCCGATGGCATGAAGTATCTATTTGACCAAACAGGGCAGTTGGAACGGTACGATATTCGCATTGCCAACCATATGGACATTATAGGAAGCGCGTTTAAGGCGGCGGCATGAACAGCATTGATGCGCGGCGAGTAAAGATAACAACAGCCCCAGCGACTGAACCTGTTACAGCGACAGAAGCCAAATTGCATTGNNCGTGTGAGCCTAAAATCAACGTCAACATGGCCTAGTGTGACCCTGCAAGAGATCAACGGCATTGAAATTCGCTGGACGGCTGGCTATGGCGCGGCGGCTGATGTTCCCGACCGCTATAAACAGGCAATGCTACTGCTGATAGCGCATTTGTATGAACATAGGGAAGCGACAGTGGTGGAACAGGGTGTGAGCCTTAGCGAATTGCCGATGGCTTTTTACGACTTGCTTTTGACTGACCGAGGCGGCTTCTAATGTTGATCGGCAAACTGCGCGAGCGCGTGACTTGGCAACAGTCTACACCCGCTTTAGATACGTATGGCGAACCCGTTGATAGTTGGGCGAATGTGGCGACCAATCCAACCGTCTGGGCGCAAATTAGGGTCAAACCTGGTGGCGAACAATTCATTAGCGGCGGCGAACAATTGCAGTCAAGGTTGAAGCACACTGTCATTGTTCGTTATCGCACCGACTTAACTGTCAAAATGCGCGGCGTTTGGAATAGCAAGAACCTGTATGTTGAAAACGTCTATGATCCGACAGGCAAGCGCGAATATATCGCGTTGGAGTGCTACGAGGTGCAAACATGACAATTGCGGTATTGCTTAGAGATGCATTAGCGGAGAATTCGGGTGTTAGCTCAAAGGTTAGCACTCGCATCTACCCTTTGCTATTGCCCGAAAACAATCCGACATTGCCCGCCATTACCTATCAACGCATCAGCAACACCGCGACAAATGGCAGTACCGCATTGCGAGAGACGCGCTGGCAAATCAGTTGTTGGGCAAAGCGGAGCGAAGGAATATCAGGCTACAAAGCGGCGCAAGAGTTGGCGGCCTCGGTGAAAAGCGCGCTGGAAGAGTATCGTGATACAAGCGAGACGCCGGGCATCAAACAAGCATACGTTGTCAACGAAAATGACGACTATGACGACGAAGCGCGAGTGTATCGAACAATTGTTGACGTAATGTTAGTAACGACAGGAGATTAAAAGTGGCAGATCAAGACATTCTCATTGGACCCGGCAAGCTATATCGCGCGCCGTTGGCAGAAGCAAACCCCGACGAATCAACGGTGGCATACGGTTCGGCGTGGGGCGGCAACTGGACAAACATGGGCGATATTTTGGAAGGCAGTCCCATCGTTCTTTCCATCGCCGAAGAGTTCACAAAGGTTTACACCGAGCAAGCAACCAGCCCGAAAAACGCTGTACGCACGCGCCGCGAAGTAATGGTCAAAGCGACGTTGGCGGAACATTCGGTGGCGAATATGGCAACGGTGCTGCAAGGCACAGCCGCGACCACAGCAGCGGCGGGCGGCGGACAAAAGGGCTACTCAAACATTCCGTTTGGCACAGAATCCGACGTGGATTTTTACAAATGGGGTATCGAGGCACTCCGCAAAGACAGCAGTGACAACAATCAGCCTGTGCGCTGGTTTTTGCACAAGGGCTACATTCGCCTGGCTGGTGACATCAACTATGCCAAGCAAAACCCGACCGGCGTGCCTATCGAGTTGACCATTTTGGGCGATGGTTCCCAGGCGGCGGGCGAAGAGTTGGGCATTTTGCAGATCGTGACCGCGCCCGCAACGGCAACGGCATAACCATGATTGAAGTCGAGTCAACTGCGGTCAAACTGGGTGAAAGAGAATACACAATTCAGCAAGCGTCATTCCTGCGGTCGAAGCCCTGGAAAAAGCGACTGTTGGCGGAAATCGGGCCGCTATTTGAGCAGATTGGGGGCGTGGGCGATATGCAGTTTGAGACACCCGCTGATTTGCTCAAACTGATTCCGATTGCCGAAAGCCTGTTTCTGGATGGCATTGAAACAGTCTTTGACCTGCTAGTCGCCTATTCGCCCACGCTGGAAGCGGATAGAGATTACATAGAGGCTCACGCCACAGACAAGCAAATTCTAGCGGCTTTTCAAGAGGTTGTGAAGCTCGCGGATTTTTTCGGGATCGTGGAACAGATGGGCAAGAAGATTGGCCGCGTGGCGACTGGCATATCATAGAACTTGCCATCAGCGAGTGGAATATGCCCCTGGCGGCGGCTGTGAGCCTCACTGACAGGCAAGTCAACGAACTAATGGCTGCATATCTAACGCGCAAGAAATTTGAGACACAGATCATGTTGTCAGTGGTCAGTGAGGCATTGAAGCCAAAACAGGAACAAGCGTCATTGGCTAGTTTGGCCGCATTAGGGTTTGGAATTCAGGGCGCATCGTGACAACAACTGTTGCAGAAGCAGTAGTCTACTTCAAGGGCGATGACAGGCAACTGTCGACCGACTTGGATAAAGCGGAAGGCAAAACGAAAAGTTGGGCTAGTGGCGTTGGCAGTATCGCGCAAGGCGCGCTGATGGGCATTGGCATGGGCGTAGTTGGCTTGGTAACAAGCGCGACACAACAAGCCGTTGCCTTTGTGGGTGACAGTGTCGGCGCGGCGTCCGACATGAGTGAAACCATTAGCAAGGTTAGCACCGTGTTTGGTGATAGCGCGGCGGGCATTTTGGCGTGGTCAGAAACCAGCGCGCAAGCGTTTGGCTTGTCAAAACAAGCGGCATTAGACGCGGCGGGCGGCTTGGGCAATATGTTCATGCAGCTGGGCGCGGGGTCTAAACAAGCGGGGGATGTCAGTCAAGACATGGTGCAACTAGCCGCTGACTTGGCTAGTTTCCACAATGCGGCAGGTGGCACCACAGAAGTGCTTGATACCATGACAGCGGCGTTTCGTGGCGAGTATGACTCGGTGCAACGGTTCATTCCGACCATTAACGCGGCTGCCGTTGAACTCAAAGCGTTGGAGATGACAGGCAAGTCGAACACCAAAGAATTGACCAACCTTGAAAAAGCGTTGGCGGTTCAGGCGATCATGATGGAGAACGCGGGCGCGGCGGCGGGCGACTTTGCGCGCACGTCTGACGGGCTTGCCAATCAACAGCGCATTTTAGACGCGCAAATGGACAATTTGAAGGCGACCGTTGGCGAAGCTCTATTGCCCGTTATGTTGGCATTTACGTCAACGCTAAACAATATCGTGCAAGCGGTACTACCTCCGCTCACCAATTTTATTCGCGAGCAAGTTGTACCTGTAATGTCGAGTTTTGGCGATATGTTTGGCGTGCTTCGGGATTGGTTTGGCAAATTCAGCGTTAGTTTAGACACAGACGTTTCCGGCCCGTTGGAATACTGGAAAAGTTGGATTGATACCAATTTGCCCATGATTCAGCAGATTTTCGATACCGTTTTGGGGGCGATCCGCGGTTTTTGGGCCTTGTTCGGCGATGACATTATGCTCATTGTCAATAATACATTTTCAAACGTTTTCCTGATTATTGATACCGTCATGCGTAACATCGGCGATCTCATAACCTTAGCATTACAGGTTTTGACCGGCGATTGGGAGGGCGCGCAAGCCACATTAGAGGGCATTGTAACTCGTACATGGGAGACTATTGGCACGATTATCAGCAATCAGATTGAGAGCCTAAAGACTCTTTTCACTGCAATAGATTGGGCAGCAGTTGGTACAGCAATCATCGAAGGCATAGCCAACGGTATCCGCAATGCAGCCGATTTCCTTTGGGAGGCGGCGCAAGAGGCGGCACGGCGCGCCTATGAGGGGGCGAAGAGTTGGTTGGGTATTCAGTCGCCTTCCAAAAAGGCGGAAGAGGGCATTGGCGAACCCTTTGTCGAGGGCATTGCCCAGGGAATGAAAAAGCAATTTGGCGGGCTTTCGGGAGCAATTAACTCTGGGCTAGGCGCAATGATGAGCGGAGTACAACAGCCCACAATGGGCGCGGCTAGCATGAATATCAACGTTTATCTGTCGGGCAAGGACGCAACCTATGAAGCGGGGCGCGCGGTGGGGCGGGGCATTCAGGACGAATTGCGGAAGCGGGGCCGGTAATGAGTTACCAATACGTTCGCTTTGACAACGTGCCATTGCCGCTGTACAACCACGCGCAAGAACACGCGCCCATGCCGAGCGAACCGACCTTGCTTGATAGCATCGGCGGCGCGTATGACTGGCGAGGTTCGGCGCGCAGGGATGGACGCAAGCAAGTCATATCCGGCAAGGGCGTGCTTGTTGGCGAGACTGTTTACCTCGTGGATCAGAGTGACAATTACCTCGTGGATGAGAGTGGCAATTACCTGATTGCGGGCAACAGTGAGCAAATTTTAGTCGCGGATGTGCGCGCTCTGCTGGAAAAGAAGGGTAAGCGCGGGCAATTGTGGCGCAAGCGGCTGGAAGATAGCGTTGAAGAGTGGAAAACGGCGCGTTTATTGAGCGTGTCATGGCCGCGCAAATGGGAAGACCATGCGCTAATTGCCGAGCTTGATTATCAATTTGAAACACAAATGGAGTTTTGGCACGCAAAAACGGCTACCCAAACAACGGGTAGTGCGACCGCTGGCACACCCAAATATTTGCTGGTCAATAATGCGGGCGAAATGGTGCAGGATGCAGTTATAACCATTGCGCGTTCATCGGGGACTATCACCGCTGTTAGCATTACGGGCGACGGTGTGAGCCTAAATTGGACAGGTAGTTTGGGCGCGAGTGATGAGTTGGTGATTGACTGCGGGCTGCAAACCGTCCGCAAGACAGGGGCGGACGCATATAGTGGTTTTAGCCTTGGAGTGGCTCACACCGCTGCGGGGTGGTTACCTTTATCCCCTAGCGCGAATCCTATTGTTGTCACTGTCACAGGTGGCAACGCGGACGTTGAAATTGAACATTATAACCAGTACCCATAAACCATGACTGAATTTTTTGTTGACATTGAGGATAGCAGTGGCAATAAGTTGGGCGGCGGGCCAATCACTAGCGCGGCGCAATGGCGATATACGGCGCGCATGGATCGGGCTGGTGAGTTTGAATTTACTATGCCCGCCAGCGACCCCAAAGCGTTTGTAGTGCAGAAAAAACGGATAGCGCGCGCTTTTGCCCTCATCAACGACGAATGGGTTGAGGTTGGAGCGGGCATTATTGACTCTATCAGTAAACAGCCGCGCGCCGATGGCTTGACCGAACTGCATGTCAGCGGCAATGACCTGATTGCCGAATTGTCCTACCGATCCGTACTCAATTTGACCCTCTACGATGGGGGGCTGCCTGTGAGCCACTCTGCCGCGCTAACCGCCACGAGTGCCTACGCGCCTCTTGGTTGGTCATTTACGCCGGACGGTTCGCCACCAAATGATAGCGTCTATGGCTATTTTAATGGCGAGACTGTTTTGGCGGCGATGGTCAAAATTGCAGACAAGAGTCAAAACCACTTTTATCGCGGCGTTGGGCGGAGCTTGATATTTGCCAGTGATTTTGTGTCATCGGGCGTGCGGGCTATCCAAGCGCGCGGCGACCTCGTATCCGAAACCTGCGCGGTTGTGAGCCTCACTGAACAAATTGATACCTACGACCTCATTACGCGCATTTATCCTCGTGGATCGGGTAATGCAAATGTGCAGTTGACATTGCGCGCTACTGAGCGGAACGCGCCGTCTGGTTATACGCTCAACACAAACCAGAATTATATTGAAAATGACACTGCGACCTCGGAATATGGGCGCATTGAACGACAGGTTGATTTTAGGGACATCGGGCCGGTTGCGAATACTGACTCCGATGTAGTGGCCGCCAGTAATATGCTGTTTGATGCAGCGTTAGAAGAATTGCGGCGAAGGTCGGAAGAGTTGGAACAGGCGACCTATACGCTGCAAATAGCGGGTTGTAGTCAACTGCTGCGTCCCATGCAGACAATACACCTCGTCTATCGCGACGCGGACGCGGATATGGATATTAACGAGCATCTCAATATCTTGTCTGCAACATGGGAGGTTGGCACTAGCGGTATCTATACAACTGACCTGGTGGTGAGTAGCGCGGATCGCTGGCCGCCGTCCGATGTGGGGGTTATTGCAGATAGCATTGCCGAGGGGCATGTATATCAGGCTTTGCCGCAACTCAATGCTAATGCTTATACAACTGCGTATCGGGCAAATGTTGATGCTGGCGAAGTGGCCGAATTTCGCTTTAGGTTTGGCAATGAAGTCACCCAACTTCAGCAGGTGCTGTTTGAGTTTCAACTTCTGCCTTTTGAGTCAACCGTTTTATCGGTGGGTACTGAATCCGGTGGATCGGGAGATGTACCAACAAGCGGGCCGTCATCCAACAGCACAGGCAGCGGCGGTAATAATGACACAGGAAGTGGCGGGCCAACGTCAACCGAAAGCGCGACACCTACTATTGAGAGTGCAACACCTGATATCGGCAGCGCAACGCCAACTATCGGTAGTAGTACGCCAACCATAGGCAGCGCAACACCTAATATTGGCAACGCTACGCCAACAATCGGTACGACAACACCAACAATAGGTACGACAACGCCAAGCATCGGCTCAACTACGCCAAGTATCGGGGGGACAGGTCTATCAACTAATACACCGACTGGTGGTTCTACTGATGGCTCCGGCGACCATCAGCACTATATCAATATCATTGCGGGCGCGGGCAGTCTGGGCGAAGTGAGTCTGCATAAGTCAGGCGGCAACTATTTCTTGGCGAATCCTTTTATTACAGGATCGGAACCTGTTTACGTTAGCCCTGTTGGGTTTCACACTCACACAGTCACAGGACACACGCATACCATTGACCCGCACACGCATACCATAGCGTCTCATACGCATACCATCAGCGGGCATACACATACCATCAGCGGGCATACGCACACTATCGCCGCGCACGATCACACCATAGTCGCGCATACTCATAGCTTGCCTAGCCATACGCACTCGCAAACCGGACACAGCCACACCATAGCCGCGCACGCCCATACGATCAGCGCGCACACTCACAGTATGAGTAGCCACATCCACAGTCTTAATAACCATACTCATAGTCTTAGTGGGAGTATCCAAGCGGTTTATGGTATTTTTCGCGACGATCCAGACAATGTATTCGAGGCGGATGAGTTGCGCTATCGGGTCAACGGCGGTAGCTGGCTGGTGGTTGATGATGATGCGGTTGATGCGGGAGATGGTTGGTGGCAGTTAGATATTACTGCGCTTGTTGTCAATGCGACTACATTTAGACCGCTTCAGACCAATAATTTGTTGGAAATTGCAGGGACAGAGGGGATAGCCATTAGTTCATTTTCGACGAGTGGTTTTGACGTTGAAATCAATACTGCAACCAACCACAATCTCGAAGTGGGCGAACCCGTAATTGTTGAAAATTCGGTGGTGGGTACTAGTGGCGTTGATGTTGATGGCAAATACACCGTTGACACTGTTAGCAGTACAACTAATGTGCGGCTTATGCCCTGGGATGGAGTTAGTCTAAACAGCGGTGGTGCTGGTGGGACAATAACGTTAAACAAGCGCGCAACCATTGACGCTCAATTAAGTGTGCGAAACACCATACAGGCAATTGCTTATGTCTAATATCGCAGTCTGCATGATAGTCAAAAACGAAGAAGAGTGCCTAGTCCGTTGTCTTGACTCTATCGCGGGGCTATGGGACGAACTTATAATCGTAGATACAGGGTCAACCGACCGCACTATCGAGATGGCGCAGTCCTACGGCGCGAAGGTGCTGCATTACGAGTGGGTTGCGCCGGGCAACAAGGGCGCGGCGCGCAATATGGGCATTGAAGCGGCTGTGAGCCAATGGATCGTTGTGGTTGATGCTGATGAGGTGGTTCTGTACGCTGACAAATTGCGGGAGGTCTTGCTGCAAATGCCTGCGGAAGTTGGCGCGATGAATGCTCGCTTTATCAATGTGGACGAAAACGAGCATGTGATCTTGGAATGGTATCAAATGCGTGTTTTTCGACGCGGCTACTATCGCTATATCCACCGCGAGCATGAGATACCAATGCCTTGCAAGGATGATGTTGGCGACATCTATACAATCAATGTGACCTTTGAGCATAGGCCGCCAACCGGGCGCGCAACGCCAAAAGTGGGGGCGATGCTAGCGCGCCTGGAACTTGATGTTGAAAAGCATCCAGACGATCCACATAGTCTGTATATGTTGGCGCGACAGTATGGACATGCGGAGCAGTGGCAAGAGTCAATCAATGCAGTTGACAAATATATGCGGCTTCCAGGCGCGCGCATGAAATCCGACGCGGCGCGGTTGGCAGGGATTAGCAATTTGCGGCTTGGCAACAGGCACGCGGCGTATGAGTGGTGGCATAGGGCAACAGCCTATGAACCCAAAAGGCGATTGCTTTGGATCGAATTGGCGCAATTCTATTTTGATGATCGTCACTACGAGTTAGCGTTAGCGTTGGCGCGTATGGCGGCGGAGCTACCAAAACCTCTGCAACAGCGCGAGACACAGCCGGTTGAGCAGTTGACCTATATCTGTCAATTTATCGAGCATTGTCAACATGAGTTGACTCATTCATTGGCTCACAGTCATACACACTAGGGGGGGGAAATGGCGAACAAAACTATCAATGACCTAACAGGCGTTACAAGCGCAGTCGCAGACGATGTAATTCCGATCTGGCGCAAAGCGAATAACGACACGCGCAAGATTGAAAAGCTGGATTTCATTGGCGCGACGATCACAGGCGAAGGAAACATTGCCACAGGCGGCTATACTCTTACCGTTTCCGGCGATGCGACCGTTGCCGGTACTTATGAAGCCAACGCTGATGTGACCGACGCGGGCAATGTAGGCGCGGCGATTCATGGCACTAGTGCAAAAACAACACCCGTTAACGCGGATACAATGCCACTCATTGATTCGGCTGCGTCAAATGTACTCAAGAAAGTTACGTGGGCGAATGTCAAGGCGACACTCAAAACCTATTTTGACACGCTATATGGCGCGCTTGCTACCGCTAATACATGGGCGTTAGCGCAAACATTTACGTCTACAATCACCGCAAATTCTTTTTTAGTGGTGGGCGGAGCTACGAAAACAATTGCCAGCGGGGTGATTACCGCAACCTCTACCTATACCTATGTGGACACGCAAGGGGGCGCAGGGACTGACGACCTTGACACCATCAACGGTGGTGTGACAGGAGCGATTATTATTTTGCAATGCGTGAGTAGCGCGAGAAATGTTGTCATCAAGAATAGCACAGGCAACATTAAAGTGTCCAGCGACCGCACGCTTAATAACGCAAACGATCTGTGGATAGGCATGTATAATGGCGTGTCCTGGTGCGAACTTTCTTTCGCGAATAACGTGTAAACGGTTTCTTATATGGTGGCATAAAAACATGCAAGGTCTACAATCCCCAATTATCTGCGGGACTCGCAATAGCGTGCGCGTTTTCAAGATCGCTCTGCGCTAATAGCACATAAATGCGAAGGGTTTCCATTTTTTCGTGACCCAGCAGCCGCTGCAATTCCAGCACATTGCCCCCATTGCGCAGGAAATTGATAGCGAAGGTATGGCGAAATTTATGCACGTTTGCATGGCTCACACCCCCCCGCCGCGCGGCGGCCACGATCATGTGCAGCAGTTCGCTGGGCGACATCGCGCCGCCGTTGCGGTTGATAAATAGCGGATCGTTCGCCTTGACCCCCTCGCGCCCAACCATATAACGCCATAGATATTTGCGCGCTGTTTGCCCCACGTAGACAGTGCGCTTTTTGTTGCCCTTGCCATGCTGGATCGTAATGCGCCCCGTTTTATCTTCATAGTCTCTGACAGTCAGATCGCAGAGTTCGGCGGCGCGAATGCCGGTATCGAGTAGCACAACCATAATGGTGTAGTCTCTTAGCGCGGTCGGTCTTTTGCTTGACACCAGCCGCCCTGTTTTTGTTCGCCAACGCGCGCTTTGCTTGCTGGCTGCCAACATTGCCAACACCTCGGCTTTGGTATATGCCTCAATGGGCGCGCGGCACAGAGATAGTAGCACAAGAATAAACAATTTGTTTATCAATTTCGGGCAAACCTATTGACAAAATTAAACAACTTGTGTTATTGTAGCGACAGATATAAATAACTTATTTATAGATAGGACAAATAACACATGGAGTTAACCGAAAGCATCCGTTTTATAGCGACCGAACAAGACAAGAATTTGTTGTCGCAAATCGCGCGCCAAGATGGTGACAGCGGCATGTCTGCAACCATTCGGCGGCTGATTCGCAATGAGGCAGTACGGAGGGGCATTCGAGTTGAGACAGTTAGTGAAGTAGTTGAGGGCATTGCTGACAATGGCTGACATTTCGCTGACCCGTTACGACACTATGCGCCAAGCTATTGTAGAGGCTCACAGCATAGACGATGAAACAAAACGACAAAGCAGAGCCGATGCGAAGTATTTTCGCGATGCGGTTCGCAAGCGCAGCAATGGCAAGTGCGAAATTTGCGGTTTCTTCTGTCACCCGATCATGAACATTCATCACGTTAAGCCAGTGAGCAAGGGCGGCAATGGTTATCCCGAAAACCTTATTGCGCTATGCCCAAACTGCCATACAACCATTCATCGGTTGAAGGATACCGAAAAGAATGGAGATGAAAAAGGGCTTGCATTGATCGGGAGTTGGATCGAAATCATCTATCCCTTTGAGCAAATGAAACTACTTGGAAGCATTGCTTTTGAAACGGCTGAATACAGGGACGGTATTTGGATCGCCAATAACTCTCATCTGGTGTGGGAATGGGAATAGTCTCATGAAATACCAAGTAATGCCTGACCTTACGCCAATCGAATACGAAGCACTCAAAGCGGACATAGCCGAGAATGGCGTGCTTGTGCCTGTCGAGGTAGATGAGCAAGGCGAATTGCTAGACGGACATCACCGAGTACGGGCATGGCAAGAATTAACGGATGCTGGCGCGGAATTAGCCGACTATCCCCGTTTGATTCGTGTTGGTTGGTCGGAGGAACAAAAGCGCAACCATGCAAGACGGTTGAATGTTTTGCGGCGGCATCTGAGCAAAGAGCAGCGCGATCAGACAATGGTTGCAATGCGCGCGGATGGTATGACACTTCAAGAAGTGGCGGACACAGTAGGGGTAAGTGTTGGGACAGTTCATGCTGCGACAGAGAACAACTTTTCAAATTTGAAAAGTTCAACAACTGTTGGCAAAGATGGCAAGGAACGACCACAAACATACAAACCACGCCGACCTAAGCCAACCGCTTTATTCGCGCCCGATGCCAAGTCGCAAGATGGAACACTAGGAACGCTTGCCGATCTTAAAGAACGTGCGCCCGATCTTTATAGCGAAGTAGCTGCGGGCGAAATGAAACCGACGGCGGCGCAGCGAGAAGCAAACCATCGCGACAAACATGCGCCTCCGCCATTGCCAAGCGACAAATACCGAGTTATCTACGCCGATCCCCCCTGGCCTTATGGCAACTCTGGAGTCATTACCGAGTCGGACAATTACGGGCGCGCCGCCCGCCATTATCCATCTATGAGCATAGATGAGCTTTGTCAGATGGGAGATGACATTAGGGCGCGCTGTGCGAAAGATGCCGTGTTATTTATGTGGGTGACTTCTCCGCTACTGGAAGAATGCTTCGATGTGATCCACGCGTGGGGCTTCCAGTACAAGACCTCGTTTGTGTGGGACAAGATCAGGCACAACTTTGGACATTACAACAGTGTGCGCCATGAATTGCTTTTAGTCTGCACGCGGGGATCATGCACCCCCGACAATGCCAAGTTGTATGACAGCGTTGTGAGCCTAGAAAGGAGCGATAAGCACAGCGAAAAGCCGGAAGAGTTTAGGCAGATGATCGATAGCCTATACACGTGGGGCAAGCGGATCGAACTATTTGCGCGAACGCGCGCAGATGGCTGGGAGGCATGGGGTAATGAACCTAGTTGAACATGGCATTTTCACTGAACAATGTCATTTGCGAGCGCATGTATGTGTAGTGGCGGGCAAAGTCTATATGTATACCCCCGAAAATGGGAAAAAGGCCATAGCGACTGGCATATTTCAAACGCGGCGAACCTATCCCAAATACGCTGGTTATCAGGCGACGGCTGACGGTTACATTGTGCCACCCAGTTCAATTCCATTTGTTCAAATTTATGAAGTGCCTCTTTTGATCGTATCGGCAAGTTTTAGCCCGTCCGATAACCCAACCATTAAAGGGCGAAAGGCAGAAAATGTAGTGTTCACAATGGCGCAACTTGGGTTTTTCTGCCCGCCGCACAATCCCGAAATTGTGACCGATAAAGAGCGACAGTATTTAGGAGTCGATCTCATTGTCTGCGGGGCATTCGGCGTACAGGTCAAATGTGACTACAACGGCGGCGAACATCCACAGGCAACAGGCAATTTATATCTTCAGACCGCAGAGCGAAACATAGGGTTCATTTAGGGGTATAAACCATGCTAAAAACCGACGAAGAAGAAGCAAACGACATACAAAAAGAGGCGGAATTTTGGGAACAATACGATGGCAAGACTGACTGTTTTGGGACGGTGGCAAAACTCATTCTACTGGCGGCAATTGTAGTGCAGTCGGTGTGGCAGTTAGTAGCGTAGTCAGTATTCAGCGGCGGCATGTAGGCTGGTATCGGGTGCAAGTCCCGACCGCTGAAATGGCAGTAAATTTTCCTCTTAGTTTCTTTTGAAAGGCTAAAAAATGAGTACAAATCTAGACCCGATGGCGTCTGCGGTTGCGGATGCCGAATCAGCTTCCCACTATTTCGGAAAACTGGATGTTAGCGCTCAGTTCGTTGTGCTGCGAAAGGGGCAACCCAAATCAGCTTGGTATGAAGGGCAAGATACAGACGGGCGCACCACAGAAGTTTCGCTCCGCCTGAACCCGCTTGACATTACTGGTATGACCCGCATGGTCGAACGGCAAGTGCTATCCAACTCTGGTGAATGGAGCCGCATTGTTTGGTCTTCGCTGCGCGATCTGGGTGTGAAACAATTGCCGGAAATTGATGGGCAGTGGGCGCATATCGAAATGGTTCCCAGCGGGCGCGAATGGACGAATAGGGAAGGGCAGTTAGTGAAAGGCACAACATTCAAGTTTATTCGCCTGTTCACCCTTCAAAGCGACTGCGAAAAGGCATGGAGGGACTTGATCGGCGGCAATGAGGCTCACACTCCCAGCGCGAACGGTAACGGCGCGGCGGCGGCGAATGACGCGGAGCGCACAGCGGCCGCGCAGTTTTTGCCCCATATTGTCGCGGCGAATAAAGACGATCTTGCCAAGCTGGCCGCAACGCTGGCAAGCATGTCACCACTGAACAAATACTTCACCGTTGAGTCGCCGGAAGTCCAAGCATTATTAGCCGCATAGGGGTATGACTGTGAGCCTTACTGGTGTGTTTATTGACTCCAGAGAACCAAGCCAAATAACTAGCCTTAAGTTCGGTGGCGTTCCGGTTGCAGTCACCCAGCTTGAAACGGGCGACTGCTGGGCTTCTACCAGCGATGGCGCGCTGTTGGTTATCGAGCGCAAAACACCCAGCGACCTGTTGGGCAGTATCAAAGATGGGCGGCTGTTTCAACAGGTCGCGGCAATGGTTAAGCAGTCGAAATGGAGCTATGTAGTGATAACCGGCGCAATGACTCACACGCTTGACGGCTATGTGATCACTGACAACCGTACTAGCGGCTGGCGTTGGAGCGATATGCAGGGCGCGCTACTCACTTGCCAAGAACTCGGCGCAAATGTAGTGGTCTGCCAATCTGACCAGCACTACGAAGAGACGGTAATTCGACTAGCGCGGCGCGAGCGGAATGAAGTCAAGGCATTGCAGCCACGCGTGCAAGCGCAAGTGTTGACAGACGCTGAAAAGGTGCTGATCTCATTGCCTGGCATAGGACTAGAGCGCGCGGGGCTGTTGCTGGGCGAATGTGGTTCGGCGGCTTATGCAATTGCCTGGTTGACCTGGCTAGGCACATTTGGCGAACTTAGTGGGATTGGCGATGGAACCAAAAACGGAGTTAGGAGGGCATTGGGACTAAAAGCGGAGGAATGGCTAATGGTTATGGATGCGGAGAGATCGCAAAATGCAGCGAAAGAATTGGTCGGAGGGTAGGAGGTTACTACACCAGCAATGGGAATGCACTAGAAAAACCGCATATCGGACGAAGCAGGAAGCCCGCAACGCAAAATTAGGTCTACGCCGTAGGTATGGCTATGGCGAATCATTCGACTTTTACCGCTGTGCGATCTGTGGGCTNNGATAAACCAACATTGTCGCCCAAAGGCGCGTTGGCACTTATCTACAATTCGCCGGAATGTGTTGGCGTGAAAATTGTAGACGAAGTTGACGCTAACGGCGCGCCGCTGGCTTGCAGCGTGACCATGAAGCGGCGGAGCGGGCTGGAATACACGACCCGCTTTTCGCTGGACGATGCGAAGCGCGCGGACTTGATCAAGCCCAAAAGCGGTTGGGAGAAATATCCCGCCAACATGCTTAGGGCGCGGGCGGTCGGTTACTGTGCGGATATTGTCTTTCCCGACGTAACCGGGGGAACCAAACGGGCGGATGAGTTTGGCGCGGACTTGACCCCAGAGGGCGATGTAATTGAAGGCAGTTGGACGCAAGTAGGCTCACAGCTCCCGCAAGCCACTATTGCAAATCCAGGGCATGTTACAGGGCTATATTCGGGGCATCCAGACGCGGGCAAGGGTGTGAGCCTCCAGTATCTTTTGGGGCGATACACAGCGGCGCAAATTATGGCCGCCAACAATGGACGCATTCCAGGCACAGACGAAGAGTGCGCGGCTGTTGCTATGACGCTCGAGGGCGAACTAGGGGGGGGACAGTGAATGACACTCAAATTGAAAGCCAAGAAAATTTGGCGGGGACTGACAGACATAGAAATGGACTCGGTACTGTGGGGCTGTACCAACTACCCCATAGGCGACGAACAAGAGGTCTTAGCCGCCTTGAAAGACGTTTACGAGAGAAGCGGCGGCGATCTGCTGATAGCGTTGAACGAAGCAGATCAGCAGAGATCGACAGGCAAACGTGGCAGTTAGTTGGATTCGCTACGTTTTGTATAGTGGCGATAGAGGGGCTGTTATGGCTAGTCAAATGACTTCTGCCCAAATCGCAGCGGCTATCGCAGAGTCCAAGCGTCTTATCGCCGCCAACCAAGTGGCACAGGCCGCCGTCAAAGCGGCTTACGGTATCCAATAACCAGACCCTTACGAGGGCAAGCGTGGGGCGCGTATACGACATCACGCGCTAGGAGAGACACAATGAGCAATAACCTATTTTGGCATTTTGCCACAGTGGATAATAGCGGTATACCCCAACTCGGCTACGGAGACGGGCGCGCAATTGCAGTTGGCGAAACATTGCGGGTGGCAGGCGACATCATCCACTGTGAGGATAGTCCAGATGAGCGCACAGCGCACGGTCTACATGCTAGCCCTACCGTGTGGGACGCGCTTAGTTATGCATCAGGTGACACGCTAGTCCTCTGCCGAGTCACGCTTGGCGGCACAGTCATACACAGGGGCAGAAAGAGCGTAGCCAACGAACGCACCGTTATTGCTATGTTGTCAGTAGAGCAGACTGATAAATTATTGCACGACTTTGCCCGCTGGTGCGCCTTACAGGTTATCCACCTATGGGATGCGCCAAACGTTGTGCGCCAATACCTAGAGACAGGCGACGAATCGCTGCGGGATGCGGCGAGGGAAGCGGCGAGGGCTGCGGCGTGGGATGCGGCGAGGGAAGCGGCGTGGGCTGCGGCGAGGGCTGCGGCGAGGGATGCGGCGTGGGCTGCGGCGTGGGAAGCGGCGTGGGCTGCGGCGAGGGAAGCGGCGAGGGCTGCGGCGAGGGCTGCGGCGTGGGCTGCGGCGTGGGATGCGGCGAGGGAAGCGGCGACGGCTGCGGCGAGGGCTGCGGCGAGGGATGCGGCGATTAAGAAGTACGCCGCCGAACTAGAACGGCGTGGATCAGAGGCAATAGGAGAGACACAATGAGCAATAGCACAGTGCGGTGGGAGCCAGTAGACCACCTCATCAATGACAACCTGACCGAGTTGCAGGTGGATAATATCGCCGTCAGTATCGGCTATGACAAGACAGCGCACGCTATATTTTTGTGGCCTGATGATGGCAAGTACGCCCAAGCGCGGAGGGGCAATGACACCACCGATTTTGCTTGACCTTTTCTGCGGTGCTGGTGGCTGCACGAAAGGTTATCAGATGGCAGGATTTTACGTGGTCGGTGTAGACAATAGGGCACAGAAAAACTATGTGGGAGATGAGTTTATCTTGGGCAACGCAATAGATTATCTTGCCATCGCAGACCTAAACCGCTACGTTGCGATCCATGCCTCACCACCCTGCCAACGTTACAGCAAAACGCGCAACTTACAAGGCAACAAACATCCCGATTTGGTTGAACGGACTCGTGCGCTACTCAAAATAACAGGCAAACCCTATGTTATTGAGAATGTCCAGGGTGCGCCATTGCACGACCCCATTACACTGGTCGGCAGTATGTTTGGATTGCTCACCATGCGCCCTCGTCTTTTTGAGTGCAATTTTCCTGTGCCATTTCGATTGGCTCCACCACCGGCGGCAAAACACGCCAAGATGGGGCGACCACCCCAAAAAGGCGAATATGTGCATGTGATTGGGCATATGTCTAATGTTGACTATTGCCGGCGTGCAATGGGCATAGAATGGATGACGCAGGCAGAGTTGGCACAGGCGATACCACCTGCTTATACAGAATGGATAGGGCAACACCTAATGCAGCATATACAGGAAGGAGAGACGCCATGAACACCAAACCAACGTTAGCCGAGCGCACGCCGCATATCCCACTCGCTGTACTGCGCGAACTATGGCGCGATGCGCGCTTTCGTTATCGCAACTACCCCGCAGATCAGAGCGACCTGTTTCGCATGTACGTGCATGACGAGTTGCAACAGACGAGGATCGTCGAGTTGGAAGTCGCGCTCGCCGACGCGTCTCCCCACTGGCAACCCGTCCCCGGCACAGTTATCTGGGAGATAGCGCACGGCGTGACAGTGCGCGTCATAGACGGCGTGGTTGAAGGACTGTCAGACGATACAGGCTACCGGTTGTGTAAGCTAGTGGAACCCTAAAAATGACTATTGATTATCTCTCATATAGCAGTATCAATTTATTCCTAACCTGTTCCGAGGCATGGAGAAGGCGTTACATTGCGAAAGAACCGCAACCGTCAACCCCTGCGCTAGTGTTTGGAAGCGCACTACACAACACTGTTGAACGGCATATTGCAATCCGCCAAGAAAAGCCGAATCCGAGTTTGAACCTAACGGATATTTGGCCTGAACAATGGAATGCAGCCGTTGAACGGGACGGAGAAATTGAATGGGGGGCAGATACTCCAGAACAGCACTACAACGAGGGTATCCGTCTGTTGAACAATCCCGATCTCCAACAGTTAGTCAATAGGCTCACACCCCTGCGCGACGATAGCGGGCTGTGGATCGAGCGCAAAATNNGGGCGAACGGTTCCGGGGCTTAGGTTTAGGCATTACGTCATTACAAAAACCAAGCAGCCGAAAGTGCAAGTTATTGAAAGCCAACATACTTGGGACTCTATCTTTTGGTTGTACGGGCTAGTGCAGCAAGTCTGGCGGGCTATCCAGTCGGAGAATTTCGTTGTGAATCCCCATGCTTGGCTGTGCAATCCAAAATACTGCGCGGCGTGGAGTCGGTGTCGCGGCAAAGGACTATAAATATGAAACCTATTTTCGGGCAAAAGTTATCTCCATTCGCGGCGGCCTGTCGAATTGACCTTGCGAATGGCGCGCTGGCTATCACTAGCCCTTACGACGCGGGCTTTGTGGCTGACCTCAAGGCAACGATCCCAAACAGCGAACGCAAGTGGGACGGCACGACAAAGCGTTGGTTAGTCAGTCCTAACTATGGCTCACAGTTGCAGCGGCTTGTGGCGCAACACTATGGTGTGTCTGTGAGCCTTCCAGAAGCCACAGGAACGCCCACAGCAAGCGCAATGCGCCTTTTGGACGTTAGATACATTGGGGCGGCTAAAGAGCGCGAAGACGGACAACAAACAAGCTATGGGTGGTCTGCGGGGGAATGGTCAGTCATCTTCCCAAAGTCGGTTCTGCTGAAATGGTTTGGTCAGACTAGCAGACCGGATGAGGCGCAAACGTTGTACGGGGTGATGGGTGTGAGCCAAGATGTTTCAGCGGCCGAACTCAAAGCGGCTTGGAAGCGACTCGCACGAACATGGCATCCAGATGTTAGCCGTGAACCTGGAAGCCGCGAACAATTCCAGGCGATCCAGGCGGCGTATGAAGTGCTGAACGATCCGACGATGCGCGCAAAGTATGACGCGGGGCTGAAACTGGAAGCGTTGAGTAAGGCTCACACCCCGCGCCATGTGGCGGTCGCAAAGAATGAATACCGCGCGCCTCTTCGCTGCGGGCTGATTTTAGCGGAGGGGCAAGCGCGGCTGGGGCGGTTCATTGTCTCTAAGATTCTGCAATGGGGGGATATTGTAAACTTGCATGGCGAAGTGCTGATTACAAGCTGGGCGGCGGGTGACGATCATTTTACGGAAAGTTGGATGCAACCATGACACTAGAAACAACCACAGGCAATGCTTTTACCACAGACAAAGATTATGCAAAGTTTAGCGGCAAAGTAGTCAACGTTTTTACGACTACGGTATACGATCCGCACGTTAAAGCCTTTGTCAAGCGCACCGTTGAATACATTGATGTGGGGCGCGCTGATCGTGTTGATCCAGATGACCCAGATTTGATGATCTGTGAATCGGAGGTGTTTGAGGATGTAGACCGTTCGCTTACTTCAAGGGCATTACAAGTTCTCAAAGAAAAAACCAACGAACGCCATTACAAAATGCAGATGATGATCACTGATTATTTGATTCAGCGTGGTCCAAGCCATGTCAACTTAATCAGTATGGATTTGGAAATCCCATATCAGACTGTTAGCAGCCATATTTTGCGGCGCGAAGGGCGCGTTTATTTGCGGACGGGCAATGTTCGTAATGCAGTTCTGTGGGGCGTTAAGGGCATACATAACAAAGGATAAAACATTATGACTCTCAAAGTAATTGACCGTTTTACAACTCGCGATGGTAGATGGGAAGTTGATCCACGTCCTTACGGACTGACCAAAGAAGCACTTGATAAGTATGGTTGGTGGAACATTCCAGGTAAGGGCGGCGCGGCGCATATTTTTGTCTACGCGCCCGTTGGTAGTCAGATCATGTTTTACACAAGCGACGGCAAGAATAGTGAGCGCAAAACGGTTGATAGCAGCGGCTGGTGCAATTTCAACCTGTGGGCGTCGTCTGCTTTCTGGGGCGAAAATAACGGACCCTGGAACGTTGCTATCAACGGCGTTGATGTGGCGCGGGGGTTGGGGTTGCCGGAAGGCTTGCATGTGTCCACATTCTTGATTGTTGGTCTTGCTGATGATTTCGGTACTCCTACTCCGCCCAGGCCTGTGAGCCACATACAGGTCATTGTTGACGATGTGATGGTATTTGATAACTGGAGCGCGCAATGAGTAATTTAGTCAAAGGCAGTCTAGGCGCGATAGCGGCGCAAAATGGGCAGTCATTAGCGCAAACCTTCATTAGCTGCGACTGTGTTGTGCTAGTGGACACAAGCTGGTCTATGGGTACGCATGACGCACCAGAGGAGCGCACGCGCTATCAGCAGGCGTGCTTGGAGTTAGCGAATTTGCAGGGGGGTATGCCTGGCAAAATCGGGGTTATTTCCTTTAGCGACAGAGTTATGTTTTGCCCCGATGGGCAACCGTTTAATTTTGGCGGCGGAACTGACCTTACCAAAGCGTTGGAGTTTGCTAAAGTTGCCGACATACCCGGCGCAATGCGGTTTATTGTGATCTCTGATGGTTGTCCTGATTCGGAATCAGATGCATTGACAGTTGCCAAAAAATATCAAAACAAGATAGACACTATCTACGTAGGACCGGAAAACGGGCATGGGTTGGACTTTTTGCGGCGGCTTGCTGCGGCTAGTGGAGGCTCACACGTCACAGCGGCGCAAGCGAAGTCATTAGCGGCGAATGTGCAGAAGCTGTTGGCGGCGGTGTAGTTAACGAATACTTCAATTGCCCGCTGGTCAAACAAAGATCGGCGGGCTTTATTTTAGTTAGTGGGGAGCAAATGATCGACAAACGCTTTTACGAACTAATAGCGCATTTATGGAGGGGTGGGCAGTACGGCTACTACTGGTTGCCGGACGATGGCAGTGGACAGAAATACACCTACTGGACAAAGCCTTCAGCGGCGGATGTACCAAAGCTATTTCTCGACAAAGATGCTTACTTTGCGGTCAACCCAGCGACGAATCGTAAGTCAGAACATGAGCGCGCAAAGATCGCAGACATTGCGGGTATCAACTGCTTCTATGACGAAGTGGACTGCAAGACCGACAAAGAAAAGCGCTCCGCGTTAGAGAAGATCGCCCAGCGGTCTATACAGCCGGCGTGTGTGACCGATAGCGGCGGCGGCTATCATTGCTTCACGTTGCTGCGAGACACATTCGCGGACATTGCGCGGGCAGCTGATCTCCAGTGGGCGTTCGCGCAGTGGGCGGGCGGCGATACGTCGGTTAATGACCTTGCGCGCGTGCTGCGCATACCTGGTACAGTCAACCATAAGCCGCGCTATGCGCCCACATACCCCACAGTATTGATAGTGCGCTGGGATATGTCTCAATTGCACGATATTCGCGAAATTGAGCCGTTTTTGCAGCCCTACATTGATGCTAGGGACGCGGCTAAGGCTCACACTCCGCCGCCGCCATGCGGGGCTGTGAGCCTATCAGACCAAGAATTGCTTGACGTGTTATTCAAGTCGAAGAATGGCGATCTGTACCGGCGGCTT